ACCTGTTGATGTAACTTGTTTATTGAATCCGGGTAAAAAACCTAGTTTTTGTAACATATAAAATCCTGTTTAGTAGGTAATATAACAGATTATATTAAAATTCAATAATTACTATAGCACTAATTTAGTCAAATCATTTAAAGAACCAACACTACCTTTAATAAAAACATTAAAAGCTAAACTAACTCTAGTATTTGTTCCTTTTTTTATTGATACTGCATGACTAAGTGATGAAGGAAACAGCATTATTTGTCCTGTTTTAACAGGAAGCCACCACGATTCAGAGTTAAAAAAATTAAAGTTTTTTACGTCAGGCCTAATTATATTGTAATTATCTTTGTAAAATTCTATTTTATCAAATTTTTTATCAACACTCATATAGAGAATACCTGAAACTAAAGAATTAGGATGATTATGTTTATGGTGGTGTTCGTTATTATCTGTATAATTTAACCATGATTGTGTAATGTATGGTGTTATATTATTTTTAGGAGATATAATTTTATCAAAATAATCTTTAATAACTATATCTAATTCTTTTTTTATATTACTAAATTGTTTAGTATTAAGAATGTAACTATCACTAGATTTATAGTTACCATAATTTTTAGCACGTTTTATTTTTTTAAAGTTTGTTTCTTTACTAGTAAATTTTCTATTTAATTCTGTAACATAAACAGGAGTAGGAAATAATGTATGAATTAACACCACGGATAACCAAGGTGCCATAAAACTAAAGTATGTCTCGTACCTTTAGTAACAGGTTTAACTCTATGTTTAACAAAAGAAGGAAATATAATACAAGAACCTTTTTTTAAATCGATTATTTGTTTTCCTTGACCACCACAAGTATTAAAATCCATTTCTAATTCCCCACCTTCAAAATCTTTTCCTGGTTCTGAAAGTAATACAACAGAACTAAGTTTTCGAATTTTACCTACGTAGTCTTTTGATTTGTAGTTCTGTGGATATGGTTCTGGTATAGAATCAATATGCCAATCATAAAAATCATTTTTTTTATATTCTGTAAATTGAACAGATTCATTCCAATCCCATTGAAAATTCCAACCTGCATTTGCATTTGCTTTATGAATTGTAGGATTAATATTTCCATATAATAAAGGGCTATTTATCCAAGATACTTTTGCTTTTCTTTGTTTAAAATTTTTTGCTGCAAATAATTTTCCTGGGTGTTTTGGTTGTCCAACTAAACCTTGTTTTTTTCGTAAAGATAAACCTTCTTTTTTTATATCTGTAATAAAATTTTTTTGAAAAGGGTCTTCTTTAAAAAGCCAAAAATAATTTTTTAAATTCATTTTGTTTTATCCTTTAATAGTAAATTTGCTGATACAGATATTCTATCTCCTTTTGATTTAAAAGGATAGACAAAATGGTTTAAGTTAGCTGGAAAAATAAAAATGTCTCCTTCTTCAGGAAAATAATAAGCTGATGAATTACTAAATGGACGATAGTCACCTAGTTGAAATTCAATTGCTCCTGGACCGGTAGAAGTTCCATTATATTTTTCATGTTCTTTTCTTAATGTTTTAGGAATTTTTAAATATAACACAAAGGAAAAATCGTCCGAGTGGTGATGTGGTGGATTGAAGTCACCAGCTTTCATATAATTAATCCAAGCTTTGCCTGTCATCTCTATATATTTATTTCGAAACGTTTTCTCATTATAAAACTTAGACGCGCCTTGTATGTAAGCATTAAAATAAGGGGTTAAATGTTTATTAAGAATATCCGATGGAAATACAAATTCTCCATCAATATGACCCGCTAAATTTTTATTGTACCTTACTTTTTTATTTGCTTGTTTTAAAATTTTTTCAAGAGATTCTTTTGAAATTTTTGATTTAAACAAGAAAGCACCCCAGTAAGGAAATGTCCAATTAATTTTTTGTTCTATCATATATTCTTTTTAAAAATAATTTATATTAATCGTCATTCTTACATTTGCATTAGTAGTTGTAGTGCTATGGTGATCATCTTGTGAATTAAAATGAAAGACTCTATTAGCAACAGACATTATTTTTTTATCTGCTTTTTTTAAATAAGTGTATCCATCACAAGTGTTCATATAAATTAAAGCAGTTTTACATTTAAACGATTGGTCTTGATGTAAACCATGTTTTTGAATTTTGTGTGTTCGTGGATATAAATTTACTTTTATTTTAACTAAAGATTTAGCTCCTAGTTTTTCTAAAACAGGTTTAAATAATTCATACCTGTCACTTAAAATACCTTTAGGATATTCATAAATGTTATGAACATGATAATAGTTACCTAACTTATTATCAGCATCATATGCAACAAAATTTTGATAATACCAAGGAAAATCAGCACTAAATAAACTTTCTTCTACTTCTTCAAAATTGTCTAAATAACAATCGGTTATTTTTTCTTTCATATTGTACTTATAGAACTTTTTTAAAAAAAGTCTAGTATTTTAACGACTAAGAATTAATCCAACTTGTAGTATCTTCGTCCCATGTATCTTTTGTCCATTCACCTGACTCGTCTTGAGGTCTAGCAACAGGTGCTTCCCATCTACATGTTGTTTCATTTAAAATCCACGATGGATATGGTTTAGGTTCTATAAAAGCATCTCTAGATACGTCATAAGTATAACCTAGGGATACACCATTTTTTCTAATTGAACCATTTTTAGATGCTTGTTTCCATTTTTCTCTATTAGATTCACTTGAATGGTCAACTAAATAATCAATTCCTGCATTTTCATCTGTAGCAACGTTATCAGGAAGTAGTTGGATATCAATTACTATGTTAAATTCATTTAATCTTGCAAAATATGTTGTCATAATTCTATCCTACCGCAAATGAACCATTTGATGTCCATTTAATAACAGTCTCTCCAGACCCACCAACATTAGTTGTAGTTGTAGCTGCATTAGTTATTGTTCCTGCTGTAGCTACATCGTCTAAAACTCTTAAAAATACAACACCATCTCCACCTGATGCATTAGTATATGTTCCGTCATCAGGAGAGCCACCAGCTCCGCCACCAAGTCCGTCAGTTCCATCTTGGGCTTTTGGGGTTCCACCGCCACCAGCAGTACCAGCTCCGCCGCCGCCGTTTCCGCCGCCGCCTGCACTTGTTGTTGGGCCAGATCCACCGCCGCCTCCACCAGCATATTGTACGGACGTTCCACCAATTGTATTAGCTGATCCGTTTCCGCCTTCACCAGAATTTCCTGGAGTACCATTAGTACCAGCAGTACTAGCTCCACCTCCTCCTCCACTTGCTTGTGAAGGGTAAGGAACACCTGCTCCTTGGCCACCGTTGTTTCCTTGAACTGTTGTTGTTTCTGAGTCTACAGGAGTAATTGCTGGTGTGTTTCCAGTACCCGCATTTGATGATTGTGATCCTTGTCCTCCGGCACCTGATCCGCCATGTCTTACTGTATTTGTCTGATTATTCTGGCATGCTCCGCCGCCGTTTGATGTTACGGATAAACCAGTTCCAATAAGAGAACTGTTTGCTCCTGCGTTTGCATTACCTTGAGCTCCAGCACCACCCGCACCTACAACAACGTTGTAAGTAACTCCGGATAATATAACTGCACCGCTACTGCCTGTATTTGTTCTAAGGCCGCCTCCGCCGCCTCCGCCAGTCATGTATTGACCGCCGCCACCGCCACCAGCAACAACTAAAAATTGTGCTGTAATACCAGCGCCACCAGCGCCTGCTCCAAATCCTAAAACTTGATAACCAAAATTTGCCATATTTTATTCTCCTTATGCGTCGTTAGCTGCATCAGTAGTATAAAATATTTTTACTCCTAGAACTCTTGATTCGCCAGTAAAAGTATCGCTACCATCTGCTGCATCTCTATATAATTGAAAGTAAGTCTGTTCACCTGCTGCAGGAGAACCTGCAACTGTAATTGCACTACTTTCAGATGTAATTTGTTGATCTTCAACTGTTCCGATTCCAGCGTCTGTAACTTCAATTGCTGTTCCATATGCAACATCAATAGTATCACCATCTGCACATGCAACACCTTGTAAACCGAAGATACAGTTACCTGTATTAGTTGTACTTGGAGACCAGTAAACTTGATAAGTTACTGTTCCTTCATTCCATGATTTTGGCATAGCCACTGTAAATTGAGTATATTGTTTTGTTCCTGCATCAAAATCAAAAACTTTTAAATCTGGTCTTGTTGCTGTTGTTTCTACTTGTGCTGCATCTGCAGGGTTAGTTGTTGGTCCATACATAGCTGAAGCAGGGACCCACATAGTTTCTTTACCAGCAATTTTTAATGCTGAACCATTGCCTTGTAAAACACCCGATCCTTTTGGAACTAAATTTATACCTACATTAGTTTCACCAGATGCTGTAAAGCTAGGGTTATTTCCAGTAGCTGCGTTAGCGTATGTTAATTCGTTAACTGCAGAACTTGTAGCAGTTAATAAAAATAATTCATTTCCGTTAGTATCTAAAATAGAAGTTCCTATTTTAGGTGCAGTTAAAGTTTTGTTTGTTAAAGTTTGAGTGCCTGTAAGTGTTACGTCTCCACTTCCAAAACCAGTGTCATAAACACCAGTGTTTGTTGCTACACCATCAAGATAAATAATTTTATGTGCCTTATCTGTTGTTGCAAAAGTAACTGTTGCACCTGAACCAGAAGCTGCTTTTAATTGTACTGTGTAAGCACCTGAAGTTGCATTTTCAATAATATAAAAATTTTCTGTAAGTAATGGGAAAGTTACAATTTGATTTCCAGAAATACTTCCTGATAATTTAATAACTCTTTGTTGAGCTGTACCTGTTAAAGCACCATTGTCGATATCTAAAGCTGTAGTTTGTGCACCACCTGCGATAGATACTTCTAAAAATCCACCAGTTAATTGTTCAATTAAACTTAAATTTGCGTTAGTTTTTGTTCCCCATGTACCGGCGTTTTCACCAGTAGCCATTAATTCTAGGCCGAGATCCGTATAAGTTGATGCCATAATTTTTCTCCTGTGCTCTTTTCAATTAAGCTACATCTGTATAAGATGTATTACCTGTTATGTCAATATCATTATAATTTGTATTTCCAGTAATATCAACATCAAAATAACCTAATGGTGCAACATTTCCTACGGCTGTCGTAGCTTCTACACCAGTTAATCCTATAACATCTGCAGGTGTTATTGCACCTACTCCAGACGTTAAAGTTGCTGGTGCCGTTAAAGTATAGGCAACTTCTGTTATTACAGATCCTACACTACTAGTCGCTCCTACGCCAGTAATGTTGACTATTAAACTTTCGTCAACAGTAATTGATCCAACTCCGGTTGTTGCGACCCCTGCACTACTTAATCCTACAACGTCTGCTGGAGTTATTGCTCCTATTGCAGAAGTTAAACCAAATCCTGATACACCAACAGTTACATCACCAACAGAAAGTGCTCCAACGTTAGATGTTAAACCTGAAGGTGCCGTTAACGAAATTGTTGGAGATAATATAATTGTTGGAGAACCTATTGCAGATGTTGCAGAAACTCCTGTTACTCCCATAACATCTGCTACATTTAAAATAAAATCTCCGCCCCAAGTAACACCAACATCTCCTGCATCAGAAGAACCTCCCCAACCTTGAGCTCCCCATGTTGTGTCTGGTAATCCTGTTGTTGCTACTCCACTAGATTCAACATCGACAACAACTGTTAAAGCTGATTCACCCCAGTTTTCAACACCCCATCCGTCTTGTCCCCAACCTATGTTTATTTCATCTTGAATTGTTGCACTTCCAACAGAGGAAGTTAAACCTGAAGGTGCTGTTAGTATAACAGTAGGGTCGAAACTTTCTCCCCATGGTTCTTCACCCCAAAAATCTCTACCCCAACCCTGTTCTGCATAAGCAAATATTTCACCTACGGATGCAGTTGCGGATACTCCAGAAACTAAAACTTTAAAACCACTTTCTCCCCAATTTTCATATCCCCAACTATCTGATCCCCATCCTTGTTCAGAAAAAGCTGCAATTGATCCTGTTGATGAAGTTAAACCTGAAGGTGCTGTTAGACTAACATTAATTCCATCTTGCGAACCCCATTCATTTACATTCCATGCGAAAATTCCATAGGAGTCAGGTTCTACTGTATTTGCTTGTCCACCCATTCCTGAGTGAATTGAACAATAATAATATAAAGTTGGTGCTGAAGCAGCGACAGTTATTTGAACTTGTGTTGAACTATTTACAGTTACGCCGGTTGTATATTCACTTCCAGAATTGTGTGTTCCGTCGCTTGTTGTAGAAAATCTAAATGGGTGAGCCGAAGGATAATTAAATACGTAAGTTCCAGTTTCGGCTAAATTTATTGTATCTTGTTGTACACCGTCAATAAAATATTTATTGCCAGATCCAGGGTCGCTGACTGTTACTGTGAATGTTCGGATTACCGACATAAGGACTTACTCCTTATGCTATCCTGACGATTGCTGTTGTTGCTGCTGCCGCTGGAAATTGAACTGTAAATGTTCCAGAAGAAACTGTTTTGTCTCCTCCAAAAGCCACTGCACAAACTGCAGGGTCACCTGTTGCTGTATCATTAAAAATTAAACAACCGTTAGCTGTAAAAGATGCAGACGTCCATGAGATGTCTGCAAAATCACAAACTGCAGTTGTTGAATCCAAAGCTGGAGTAACGCTTGTTAATGCTTTTCCTTTTGCAGAATAAGCAGATCCAGATGCATTAGTTATTTCGTTTGATGAACTGTAAGCAGTAGTACCGGCCCCTAAAGTTGCAGAACTTGTATACAACGCGATGTTAAAAGTGTTTCCAGTAGTAGCTGTAAAATTGTGTACAGCTTTTAAAATTTCTGTTTTAAAACTGTTACATATTGCCGATGTTATTGCCATAATTTTTTCTCCTCAATTTACGGAGACGGGGACTTGACTGGTATCCTAACTGTTCCGTCAGTATAATCGTCTCGTCTTCGTCTTCCCAGCTGCATACCTGCAAACTGTTGTATAGCATTTTTATATCTATTTTCGTAGTATGTCAACATATCCGTTGGACCTTTTAAAAATGCATATGCTTCTACTAAACATGCATATAACAGACCCTGTGGAAAATATGTACTTAAATAAGTATTATTATTAAAACCAGTACCAGACCCAAGTCCATTTGGCATTTTATTATAATATATTCTGAATTTGTAATTAGCATCGGGCGTAGGGGCTAAATACATACCTCCTGATGAAGTATCTGTAGTATTATCAGCACCACCAAACATTGCATAATATTTAGGGAAACCTGTTACATCCTGAGCCGTTCGGTCGCCCTCTGGTCCTGTTAATCTATCTACATATTCTGATAAATAAGTTTGATCTTTTTTCTCTAACCAACTCCCATTCCCTGTAGTAGCTGAAGTAGAATTAAACACTTCAACACCTCTTATAAATAAAGCTCCGGCTGGTGAATTAATTGTATTGTCATCAGCAGCTAATACACCTTCTTTAACAAATCTAGCAGAGTCCATAGGAAGTTCTTGATAGATTCTAAATTCAGCCGCCATTATAAATTCATCAATGATTGCTTGTGTAAAAACACTATCATCTACTTCAGTATAACTTCTTATTGCTGCAGTTAATGTGCTGTAATCGTATTTTTTAACTCCTGACATAATTAACCTCTATCATTAATCGGTCCCACTGTACACTGTAAACCGCCTCCTGTTTCTGTACTACTAGCATTACTAACTAGTTCAAATGTAAAACCTGTTTGAATAGTATTGTATGCAGGATTACCAGCGCTGTCATTATATCCAGCTATTTCCTGTCTTGTAGAAAGAGTTGCTATTTTATATGCCCCAAATACTTTAGCTCCAGTTGCATGTGAGCTTGCAGTTGTATTTACAGGACTAACACCTCTGTATGGAGCACTTGTTCCTCTTGTGCATCCTGTTAAATCATTTGTAGATCTTCCTGTGTATTCAACAACTTCGTTAATATATAACCCTGTAGTAGAATCAACTTTTTCTATTACAATAAAACCTGATGTTGGAAATGCTGAACCATCTGCTAAAGTAATTGTTGTAGCAGAATCTGTTAACGCACCATTTAAAGTTGTAGATAATTGTAAAGTAGTTATAGCGACACCGCCTACTGGAGATTTAATATCTCTTAATCTAACAAAATCATTTACTTGCATAGCACCATTTTGAAAAGCTATAGATACTGTTGCATCAGCAGCTGCAGTTGTAATAGGATTGTCTATTAAAAAATCTTCTGTTGGAAATTCTGTTCTAGCAGTTCTTGCTCTTTGTAAAGCTTGTGGATCTGCACTTGTTGGTTTAGGGTCTAATTGTGGTTGTTTAGGCTCGTACTCTGATATGTGCACAAACGCACCATTCCATTCTCTAACCATTTCATTGTATGGAAATGCCATACCAGATCTGTCAGATATTGCTAAAGCATATTTACCTTGTGAAAAAGTAGTCATTAACCAATACCAGGGTAATATATTTTAGGAGATATATATGTAGAGTTAGAAGAACCATCTTCATCTTCTGCTCTTAACAATTCATCTTCGTATAATAATTTTAATTCTTGTACTCTTTGTGGTGCATATTTAATGGCTAAATAATATGCTAAACCCGAAATCATACATGGAACAAATCTATAGGGTACGTCAGTTGCGTTTGTATAAGCACCTACATCATCAATTCTTTTTGTGTAATAAAAATTAATATAGTTTCCATCTTGAGCTGCACCTGGAGTTAAATATAAAGTCATTGTAACTTTATCTATAAATCTTTGGACCCAATACTGTGTAGGTAAACCTGTTGAAGTTTTATTTGAAAAACCTTGATATTGTGATCTACTAATTTTTGTCATTGGTGTATCAACTGAAGTAGATTTAACTCTATAGTCCGCTTCTTGAATATCAGTCATACCAATTGGAAATTGTAAAACTGCATCACTTGTACTATGAGTAGCAGCTGTGCTGCCATTAACACCTCTTACACATCCAGTTAAATTTAATGAAGAAATACCTGTGTAAGTAATTTGTTCAGTTCCAATAATAATTATTCCGCCAGTTGTTGGCAGACCTGTAACTGAAGCA